AGCAACTCGGAATCCTCCCAGGTTTCATTAGTGAGATGTTACTGATGAGTAGCCAGCCGGCGAGGGGCCTCGTGTGCCGGTGTGTGCCGTGTGCCACCCCCTTTCAAGTCCAGCTTCCAGAAAAACTGGTGACTACTGTGTGTGACTCTAAATTCTCTATCTTCTATACTCTCTAATAGGTGGCACACCGGCACACATCATAAAAAAGTAGTCTCTGACCTGGGAAAACACCGTGTGCCACCCGTGTGCCACCCCCCCCCCCTGTGTGCCACCCTCCTCGGCACACGGCCACCAAAAGCCGAGGGCCTCCCGAACCCTCGATAACCGAGAGTAGGGGAGGCCCAGAGGCACTGGCCGGGGATTGGCCGTGTGTGCCGGGTTAGTCGTCCTTGTGTGGCACACCCTCGAAGAGGTCGCCGAGGTCCGAGATCTCGGGACGATACTCGGGATTGATGGACACACCCTTCCACCCCCGGACGGGGTTGTTGCCTCGTCCGGCGAGCAGGCGCTTGCGAGTTTTTTCCACGATGGGCTCATCGCGCAGCCGGAGCTCGACGTCAGCGAACGGGGGCGAGTTGCGGATCCGGTTCGTCTGGCACCACATGTCGAATGCCTGGGCGAGATGAGTGGTCGCGGCGAAGTCCAGCGGGTTGCCGGTGATCGTGACGACGTCGTCCCAGAACTGCTTGGTGAAGTCCGTGGCCTCCTCGAACTCCTCCTGATCGGCCTCGACCAGCGAGTAGCCCTCCGCGATGAGCTCGGGCAGGAAGGTCAGAGCCTTGGCGATGATCCCTTCGGCTTCACGCAGGAGGATCTTGTCGTACCGATCCACGATCTGAATGGAGTCGCCGATCACGTCCTGAAAGCGCAGGATCGCGAAGCGGCGGGTCCAGGCCGAGGTGCGGTCACTGGAGCGCGGGATCTGGTTCGCCGAGAACAGGTGGTTGCAGAAGGGTCGGAAGGTGAACTCCGGCTTGTTCTTCTGCTGAGCCTGGATCGGCTCGCCGGCGACGACCTGCTTGAAGATGGCCGTCTCGGTGATCCGGGTGGGATCGATGTCGGTGACGATGTTCGCCTGCTTGCCCAGGAGGGCGTGCGTTGCGAAAACGGTCTTGGTCATTGCCTGCGGGCTCAGCGCCGAAGCGTTCGACGGGCCGACGAGCCCCTGAATGACTTCGAGGAACGTCGACTTGCCGGACTTACCCACGCCGTACAGGAGTCCGGCTCGCTGGCTAACGATGCCAGAGTAGAGCGTGGCCGCGATGAGTTGCCAGGCCAGCTTGACGCCCGCGATCGGCAGACGCTCGGACAGCCAGCCATCGAACTGCTCGCAGGTTGCTGAGGCGTTCCAGTCGTGCGGGATCTGCACGGTCGAGTAGTACGACGGACTGTGCTCGTGGAGTTCACCCGTCCTCCACTCGAGCATGCCGTTCTTCATGTTGATGAAGTCCGAGTGCGGGGTGACCTCGATCTCGTCGGCCATAGTAGACAGGATGTCTTCCACCGGGGCGACATCAGCCGTCTTGTACGAGTCGGCGAAGCTGGCCGCCATGGACAGGCGCACGATGCTGTCGTTCAGCACCCAGGTGCCATCCTTGTAGACCCACCAGTTCTGCGACTTACTCAGCGGCTGCTTGGCGATCGGCCAGGACTGGATCATCCGGCGCGCCGTGGTGGCGGGCAGGATCTCCTTCTCCTTCTCGTTGCCGCTGTCGTCCACCTGAATACGGCGGCATCCGTCGGTGTCGAAGAGGATGTGCCCCTGGACGCCTCCGACGAGCTTGGCCTCCCAGGTCACCCCCTCACCGTCAGCGCCGCCGTCGGCTTTTCCCGAGCGACTCCGATTCTCGACACCCCCGAAGAGGTCGATCTCGTCGTCAGTGAACGGGTAGGGACGAGCCTTCACGTCGCTATCCTCCCTGAGAGTGCGAGCCAGCTTGGATTTCGGGTTAGTAACCGGGAAGCCGGGGCCGCTCGGCACAACGTCAGCGACTGCCGCCCAGGCATCTTGCAGCGTTAGCTTGTTCCAGTCGGCCTTCATCAGAGACCCGAGACTGGCGGTCACTGACAGGGAGCCCGTCTCCCAGCCGTGCCCCTCGGCGGTGCGCGCATCCTTCGGCAGTGCTTTGAGCTCGAGGAACTGCTCGCGGATCCCCTTTAGTGCGCGCTCGACATAAGCATCCGAGCGCTTCTTCTCGGCAGCGTCCATGGCATCGTACGCGGCATGCGGCACATCCTCCGTAGGGGTCTCGCGGATCTTCTTCCGCAGGCCCTCGACCCAGGCTTCGGGGAGCTCGGGCAGGTCAGCCACAGCGGGCAGTTCGCCGATCGTAGAACCGTCGGCCTCGATCCACTCGTACGGCATGTCCGTGTCAGGGTGGATCGAACCGGGAGCCAGGGCGTATCGGTGGTGATGCTGGAGGATGTCGACGTCGGGGCCGATGCCGGCGGCGGCCAGCGTGTCGTAGAAGACGACGTCGTCTGGGATGCGGAAGAAGCGGATGCCGCTAACGCGTAGCTCGTCCTCGTTGTATCTGCTGGTCAGCCGTCCGATCATAGGCAGCTTGCCCCAGAGCTTGATCGCCTCGGTCATTGTGAGTTTGCCTTGCTTGCCGCCGTAGTTGTCGACGTCGATGCCGACTACGCCCTTCGGCAGCCGCAGAGCGATGTTCGCGGTCGGGAAGGCGTCGATCCAGGCGAACACGTCCGGGCCGGTGGCCATGACGGCATCCTTGCCGGTGTAACCGTCGGGCGGGCTCTTCTTCTTGCGCGGAGGCAGCGGAAGCGGCGAGTATCCCTTCGCCAGGTATCCGGCTGCGTACTCTCCGTAAATGTTGGTCACTTAGAACCCCACTTCCTCTGCCAGTCGGTGCTGGCGCGTCATGATGGTCAGAGTATCGATGCTGGCTGTGTAGAAGCGGATGTGTGTCGTCTTGCTGCAGTCCTGGCAGTCAGCAGCGAACGCTGGTTCACCCTGCGAAACCGATTCGACGGCCCTGAGACTGAACGAGTCGAACCTCTTGGATCCACACCATGAACAGAGTAGATCCAAGTACTGCCCGTCACCCGATCTTGGGTACCTAGGCGGCTTCTTCCAGGCGGCCAGTTCGTTCCGATCCCACAGAGGCCCCATGGCTCGAACCAGAACGGGCGTAGGAAAGTCGCTGTTTCGCCTCCAGCCGTTCACCGTCTGCTTGTGGACTTCGTACATCTCTGCGATCTCGGTGAGGCCTACGAGATCTGCGATCTTGGTTTCAGTCATGACGAGAACTATACAGGAGTTGACAATTTTGGCAAGTGGCCGTTTACTAGTCACCATGACCACTGAACTGCACCAACTACTGTCCCACATCGGCTACCAACCCCGCCCGCAGCAGGAGAGGCTGTTCGAGCTCCTCGCGGGCGTCGACAAGACCGGCGTCATCGCCCAGGCCGGCACGGGTACGGGCAAGTCCATCGCCGTGCTCGCCGCCGCCGCTAAGGCCTTCCACGATACCGGTGTGCAGAGCCTCGTCGTGACCCCGACCCGGATCCTGATGGACCAGTACATGGCCAAGGATGCGCCCGCCGCCGCCGAGTGCTTCAAGCTGGACATCCGCGAGCTCCGAGGCAAGCGCTGGTACGACTGCGACGTCAGTGCCGACCTGCACGAGGGCGACGGCCCGAGCGGCTGCCTTGGCCGGGACGTCGGCTGCACCATGAAGGCCTGGCTCGACAAGGAGGACGAGGAGGGCTTCGACTGGAAGACGTGCGACCCCACCAAGATCACGCCCGTCTGGCGCTGCGGCTACCAGCAGGCCAAGTTCTTTGCGGCCCGCGCCAACATCGTCGTCACGAACACCGACTTCTGGGTGATCAACGACCGGACGCTGCCGGACCCGATCTTCGACCTCGACGGCGCGGTCTTCGTGGACGAGGCGCACCAGCTTGAGGCCAAGCTGAAGGACTATGCCGGTCGCTCCGTGCGCGCCAAGGAGCTCCGCAAGTACTACGAGGTCGCCGGAGCGAAGGTCTGCAAACTGCTGGAGCGCTACCAGGACGAGCCTGGTCGCGTGGCCGACGACGTCAAGGCCGCCCTGGCGCACGCCTACGAGCGCGGGGTGGAGAAGGACGAGAACGGCAAGGCGACCGACCGTGCGCTCGAGGTCCACGAGGCCGTCATGACCATGCTGGCGCGACTGGAAACCCCATCAGATAACTGCCTGGTGTGGAGCGACGGCTTCAGCCTGAAGATGGACTGGATCGACATCAGCGCCTCGGCCAATGGTCTCCTGACCGCCCGCCCATTCGGCCTGGTGTCGGCGACGATCCCGACCTCGATGCCGAGCGCCCTGGGCATCCCCGAGGCGAAGGTCGCCGACGTCGGACACCCGTTCGACTACGGCAAGCAGGCCACCATCTCAATCAGCGAGACGGACGGCAGCTTCCGGTACGCCGGGTCGCGGGCCAACTTCGAGGGGCGTGTAAACGAGCTCCGGCACGAGATCGTCAAGACCAAGGGCGGCGTACTGCTCCTGTTCTCCAGCTTCAAGGACATGAACCGGGTCTACGAGACGCTCGGCCCCGAGCTCCGCGCCGCTGGCCGGACGGTCCTGCTGCAGAACGACGAACAGACGGTGCGCACGAACGACGAGCTCGCTGCGATCTTCAAGGAGGACGGCAAGGCGGTCCTGTTCGGGTCAGAGTCCTTCGCCACCGGCTTCGATGTTCCCGGCGATGCCCTGGAGATGGTCGGGATCTGGAAGCTGCCATACCCCGGCAAGGACCCGGTCACCGAGGCGTTGATGAAGCGCTTCCCCGCCCGATACCGCGACCTGATGCTGACGCGTATCGTCCAGGCGGCTGGCCGCCTCATCCGCACCGAGACCGACCGGGGCCACCTCCACATCGCCGACTCCCGCGCCGAGTCGCTACTCAAGAGCAAGGATCTGATGGTGCGACACCTCGGAGAGTTCGCCCGTGACTGACTGGCTGGCGCTCATCCTCACGATGGCATCCGGCGCAGCCCTGCTGTTCTGCGCCTGGCTCCTCGGCAGATACGGGTGATACGGTAGGACCAGCAAGGCCCCGAGGCACACCGGTAACCAAGATGGTCGATCAGACCCCAACCGGATCAGACCTCGGGGCCTTGCGCTATTCTGGAGCCTGACGGTGGGGAAGTGCCCGCCCACAGACCGTAGGAGGTCGCGATGCGCAAGGTGATCCTGGCCGCTTCTCTCAGGGAAGCGAACGCTTATTGCCGTGACAAGGGGATCCGCGCCGTCTTCGCGAAGTCCTCCGCTCAGGTCCGGCAGGCCGACCACATCATCGAGCTCCCCGGCTTCATGAAGCGCCGCGACCGCTTCACTCTCGGCCAGGCGCGCGACTCCCGAGTCAAGTACGGCAAAGAGGTCCGGTATGACCTGGAGTCGGACTGGGTAGCCCCGAAGCCGATCGTGCTCGAACTGAAGCTCGAAGCCGATGCGGACGAGGAGCGCCTGTTCGCCGGGGTCGACCTGACCGACGAGCGGACCCTGATCGAGCTCAAGGCCGAGCTCAACGCCGTCGGCTGGACCCTGAAGAAGCTGCCTGCCAAGAAGACGCAGGACGGTCCCGTGGTCGACGCTCCGGTGGAGTTCTGATGGGCGCGCGAGGCCCCGTCGGCAAGAAGAACGCCGAGAAGATGGGCCACCGAACCAAGGCCGAGCTCGCCGCCACCGAGGTCGTCAACCTGGACGAGATCGATGACGAGCTCCTCGCGCGCGCGGGCGAGGGCATGATCCCCGCCGATGAGAACTGGCACCCGGTCGCTCTGCAGTGGTACAACTCGCTGGCCGAGTCCGGGCAGAAGATCTACTACCAGCCGTCGGACTGGGCTATCGCCTACATGCTGGCTGAGTCGATCAGCCGCGACTTCAAGCCTCAGGTCGTCGGCGTCCACCCGGAGACGGGCGAGCCGATCTTCGAGCGGATCCCACTGAAGGGCGCATCGCTCGGCGCGTACCTCAAGGGCTTCTCCGCACTCCTGGCGACCGAGGGCGACCGCCGTCGAATGCAGATCGAGCTCGAGCGCGAGTCCCTCAAGGGTCAGGGCAAGGACGAACCCACCGGAGACGGCGTCGTACTCGACCGCGCCGCCATGTTCAGGAAGTGAGCATCATGGCCACCATCTACCACGCGACCGGCTGTGCTGGCGGCGACTGCGACAACTACAAGTGCAAGTGCGAGTGCGGCTATGCACCCGGTAGCTTCGCCTGCAAGATCCGCCACCTCCAGATCAACACCGGGGACGCCAAGGCGGGCAACACCATCGGCCGGCGGAACAACGTCGAGATCACGCCGAACGGTCGCATCATCCGATGAACGAAGCGACGGCGATCGGCATCGTCGTCTTGGCGATCCTGTGGGCCACAATCTGCGTGATCCTGGGCTACTGCACCTGGGTGATCATCAACAGGAGGAACCGAAGGCGATGAGGTCTTGCGCTCACTGCGGCGGCTCCATGGAGGGAAAGCGGTCGAACGCAATCTACTGCGACCGCTCCTGTAAGACGAAGGCGTCGGATGCTCGCAGGATCGCAGACGGACGATCGACTGCGCGCGACCGGGCCAGGTACGAGGCGGAAGCTGATCACCGCAAGGCGTATGCGAGAAAGTACCTGCAGGACAACCCGGAGCGCATGCGAGCTATCCGGCGACGTCGGCGAAGCAAAATTCGCGCCGAAGCACTAGTGTTTACCGAGCGAGACTGGAGTCGACTTGTCGCTAGATTTCGACACTGTTGCGCATACTGCAACAAGTACAGCGAAGATCTTCACCGAGAACATGTGATACCGATCTCGCGTGGTGGTCGCCATTCGGTGGGGAACATCCTCCCCGCCTGCCCGCGTTGCAACATGAGCAAGAAGGCCAAGCTGCTCTCCGAGTGGCTCTATGGACAGAGGAGGTGAGCCCCATCCCAACCCTGACTGAGGAAGCGGTCGTTCAGCCGGTAGCAATCGGCCCGACATGGCAGCGCAACCCCGACTGGGACGGAGAGAACCCCCTGGAGGAGTTCATCCTTCCCGAATGGACCCTCGGCTGGCAGATTCTGCAGTGGATCGAAGAGAATCTCCTGGCCGACGAGGTCGATGAACTTGGTCGCCCGATGCCGTTTAAACCCACGAACGAGCAACGCCGCTTCATTCTCTGGTGGTACGCGATCGACGCGCGAGGCAGATTTGCCTACCGCGAAGGTGTACTGCAGAGACTCAAGGGTTGGGGTTGAACGGAAAAGACCCGATCGCCGCCTGCATCTCTGCCGTCGAGCTCGTCGGCCCCTGCCGGTTCATGGGGTGGACCACGCGCCGCCGCCCGGACCTGGGCCTGGAGATCGGTGACCCGATCGCAAAGTCGCACCCGCGCGCCTGGATCCAGATCGCTGCGGTATCGAAGGACCAGACGAAGAACACGATGACGCTGTTCCCTGGCCTCTTCACGAAGAAGTGCATCGAGACGCACGGCATCACGATCGGCAAGGAGGTCGTCTACGCCTACAGCGGCGCGCGTAGGATCGAGGCCGTGACGAGCTCGCCGAAGACTCTCGAGGGTGGCCGGCCGACGCTGGTCATCATGAACGAGACGCACCACTGGCTCGCGAACAACGAGGGCCACGAGATGAACGCGGTCATCAGCCGTAACGCGACCAAGAGCAAGGGCGGCACGGCGCGTCGTCTCGCGATCACGAACGCCTATGAGCCCAGCCAGGACAGCGTGGCCCAGCGCCGCCGCGAGACCTGGGAGGAGCAGGAGGCTGGCCTGTCCGCGAAGACGGGCATCATGTACGACTCCCTGGAGGCCCCGCCTGACGCGACGATGCGTCCACCGAAGGTGCGGGACTCGTCGGGCAAGCTGGTCGAGCCGTCCGAGGAGGCGACCCGCGCTCACCTGGCCGCGATCCTGCGGGGCGTGCGCGGCGATGCCTGGTGGCTGGACATCGAGGGGCTCATCGACGCCATTCTCGACAAGGAGAACCCGACCAGCCGGTCGCGGCGGTTCTGGTTCAACCAGATCGTGGCCGCCGAGGATGCCTGGCTGGACCCGGCTGCGATCAAGAAGGCGATCGACCCGCTGGTGGCCGAGCAGCGTAAGGCGGGCGGGGATCCACTCAAGGTCGGCTGGCGGAACATCATGCCGGACGACAAGATCGTCATGTTCTTCGACGGCTCGAAGTCCGACGACGCGACAGCGATTGTCGGCTGCCGGGTCAGCGACAGTTACATCTTCACCATCGGGGTCTGGCAGAAGCCGCAGGGCGAGCGTGGCAAAGGCTGGCTGGTCCCTAGGGGGTCGGTTGACGCTCGCGTGCGCGAGGCCTTCGACACGTTCAACGTCGTTGGCTTCTGGGCTGACCCGTCTCACACTACGGACGACGAGGACGGCACCCGCTACTGGGACTCCCTCATCGATGAGTGGCACCGGGCCTACAAGGATCAACTGGAGGTCTGGGCGACCAAGTCCGGCCTGAGCACGCACTCTGTCATGTTCGACCTGGCCAGCCCCGAGCGCCAGCGCCTGTTCGTCGGGGCCGCCGAGGAGTTCGTGGAGATGATGGAGACCAAGGACGACGTCGAGGAGTTCGCTCCGCAGTTCCTGATCGACGGCCACCCCGCCCTGGTGTCGCATATGCGCAACGCTCGCAGCTACCCCACCAAGTTCGGCATGTCGCTGATGAAGGACAACCGGGAGAGCTCGCGTAAGATCGACCTGGCGGTGTCCGCCGTCGGCGCGCGACTGTGCCGCCGCTCGCTGCTGAACACCGAGAAGCCGGAAGAGGATCGGTCGGGAGAGGTATGGGGGGCTTGGTGAGGTGCGTGGTAGTCTTACGTCATGAAGACCTGCTCGAAGTGCCTAGAATCCAAGCCATTCTCTGAGTTCTACGTCAATTCGACGTACGCGGACGGCCACCAAGGTCAATGCAAGGCTTGCCAGAGAGCGAAAAGCCAAGCAGCCGCAGCGGCTCGAAAGATCAGCCCAGTCGAACCTCCCGGCGAAAAGCGGTGTCCACAGTGCATGGAGGTCAAGCCGTCATCGGAGTTCTCGCGCAAGCGAACCCGGCACGATGGTCTTGCTGAGCGCTGTCGGCCCTGCACCGCTCACATTAAGCGACTAGAGCGATACGGAGTCGACGCTGAGTGGTACAAGAAGCAGTGGATCAAGCAAGACGGGAAGTGCTTGATCTGCACGGCCTCACTGGAAGCCGTTGGCGACCACGTCGACCACGACCATGACACACTGAAGCCGCGAGGGCTTCTCTGCGGCCACTGCAACCGAGGCCTCGGCCTGTTTCGAGACAGCGTGGCAAACCTGCGCCGCGCGATCGACTACCTGGAGGGCGCATGGTGAAGTGGATCAAGGAGAACCAGTACCTCCTCCGCGCCTGCTTCTGGTGCGCCGCGATCGTGCCGACCATGCTCTGGTGGCGCGAGTCGGTTCTCTGGGTAGCGATGATGTCGCTGTACGCGAACATCGAGACGGCCCTCGGTGCCCACGAGGCGCGCAAGGCCCGCAAAGAGAACGGGAAGCACGCTAACCTGGACTAAGCCCGATCTAAGTCCGGGTTATGCCCACAATGGAGGACACATGCCCACTCTGTCGAACGCCGCGCGGTCGGCTGCCGTTGACGCTTCCGTCGACCGACTGAACAACGGCTCCGGGGCGGGCAAGATTCGGATCTACTCCGGCACCAAGCCCGCTGGCCCGGACACGGCGATCACGTCTCAGACCCTCCTGGCCGAGTTCACCCTGTCGGACCCCGTCGCCGCCGCCGCGTCGAACGGCGTGAAGACGCTGTCGGGCACCCCGAAGACGACAACCGGTCTGGCCGCTGGCACCGCCGCGTGGTTCCGCGCCGTGGACAGCAACAACGTCGCCGAGATCGACGGCACTGTGGGCACGTCGGGCGCGGACCTGATCCTGAACACGCTCACCGTATCCGTCGGCCTGAACCTCGAACTGACCTCGGGCTCGTTCACGCAGCCCGCCTAATCTCACGAAGGGGTGACCCGACGTGAGTAACCTCCACCTCACCTCGCTGGCCGCCGACAGCGGCGTAACAGCCGGGTCGGGCACCAAGAAGCTGGCCGACTTCGCGCCGTACGGCGGCCAGGCTGTCATGCATCTGAATCGCAACTCGACGGCTGCGGCCAATCCGCCTCTGCAGATGACGGACGGCGCGGCGGGAACTGACGGCACGGTCGTGTCGTGGTACACCAAGCCGCTGAAGGCTGTCACGATCGCGGGCGCGATCACTGCTTCGCTGTGGACTCGAGAGAACGCGACGAACAACAACGTCGCTCCGACGATCCGCATCGAGCGGTGCTCAGCCGACGGCACGGTTCTGGGGACTATCGTCTCGGAGACCACGAACCTTGGCGCGGGCGAGGCGGCCACTACGGCGTCTGGCGCTTCGGACGTCATCAGCATCACCGCCGCCAATGTCACTGACACCGCCATCGCGGCCGGCGAGCGTCTGAGGATAACCCTGTGGATAGACGACGCCGCCGATCAGGGCGGCACCGGTTCCATGGCGTCCGGTGGTCGCGGGGAGATGTGGGTCAACGGCCCCGTCGGCGCGCAGGGACAGGCGCAGATCGCCTTCACTGAGGCCGTCGAACCTGTCGCCGAGCTCCTGTCGGCGTACAACTTCGATGAGGCGTCCGGCAATGCGCTCGACACCACCGGGAACGGTCGAGACTTCGCCGTCGCTGGCAACATGGCCAGGACCGCGTCTGGGCACACCGGGAGCGGCCTGACCACCACGGCGACCGCCACCGAAGCTGGGCCGAGCATGTTCGGCCAGACCGGTGGCCGCACGCTTATGGCCTGGGTCAAGGTCACTGCTGACTACACCGGCTGGATCTTCGAGTGGCACGACAACACCCTGGATACCGGGTTCTGGGGACTCCTTCGCCTGTCGGGGAGCATGGGATTCCGTGGCAGGAATGCCGCTGGGTCTATCGCGTTCGCATCGGTAGCCCAGAGCGCCGACAGCGCCTGGCATCACTGGGCTGGTACGTACGACGGTGTAAACGTGCGCACCTACCTCGACGGAACCCTGGTCGCGACCACCGCCCTGGCCAACGGCATCGACACCGCCCAGCCTGATCTGATCCGCATGTTCACGAC